TCCCAAAACAGGCGTTATACCACTTTACTAATTCCACGGGGTGACCGAAGGGACTCGAACCCTCGACTACCGGCATCACAACCCGGCGTTCTGCCGCTGAACTACGGTCACAGCGATGCGAAGGGAATCGAACCCTTTCACCGGCCCTGTTCGGCCAGATGACTAGTCCGGCGTAAGGGGCTGGATGCATACCTACATCACACATCTAATCTTTGCCATCCCGGCAGTCACGCCGGTAGACATCAATTTGTAGCGGGAACGGGATTCGAACCCGTAATGCCTGCCTATGAAACAGGTGTGATTCCCTTTCACTATCCCGCACTAGGGGGCACCCCCGTTAAGCTAATTCCTGGCAATGCCAGCATTTCCCCACATCATCGCATCCTCAAGATGCGTCATCATGAGAGCCTTTTCCCTGCTGTCTGGAACCAGGTCGTTCAGGTCCAAAGCGACGTCAACCAGTAGCGCTCTAACCGTTGCGTGAGATCGGGCCTTGATGCTGTCGGGACTGTGGTGGGCGAACCTGTGTCGCACATCATCCTGATTGAACTGACTCATTTGCCACCCTCTCCCATTCGCGCTTTTCGCGCCTCTTGGCCTTGCGCTTCCATTCCTTTGGACTGCCGTCATGGGCATAGCAGCAAAGCCATCTACAGCTCTTCGGAGCAAACTTACCGAGCATCCTCAAGGGCTATTCCTCATCAAGATTGAAATTGGCTTTCTTGATTGGCTTTACCGAAGCGAGCTTCGGAGCCTCACTCTCATCCGGTGGAACAAACTGGAGTCTCAATCTCGCCCTGTCCTCCGGAGTCGCACCAAACTTGGCCATCCTCAGTCTCAATTCCGATGCAACAATCATGTTGCCAGTATAGAAGGCATCCGCGATAAACGCCGTCTCGATCAGGAACTGCCAATCTGTCGCGGTGAACAGGTGCGCCTGAGGTGATCTCGTCCACGCTGCCCACCATTCAAGAGTCGCTTGGGTCCAGTCCCGGGCGGGCAGCTCGGGCACCTGGCCGTCGTACGGCCTGTCCGGCACCTGGATCGCACGCGCGTCGATACGGCGCGCTGTATCGCGCGCTCGCTGGTGTTGGGCCTTAGGGGGGGCGCCTCTGCCTGCCATGTCTCCCAACCTCTCTCAGAGCCCTACAGAGCCGTGTATGCTGTCTCTCGTCCCCCTCCAGGGGCAGACTGGGAACGGGTCCAGAAGGCTTGCAGATCGTTAACGGTGCGCCAACACCGGATCACTAGTGCGCCAACACTAGGCAAGCCTTCTGGACTCTCTTTGCGTCTTAGCCCGGTTACACGCTTTACAGAGCACTTGCAGATTACTCAACTCCCATCGCCCACCGCGGGCAACGGGAATGATGTGATCCACGATATTCCCCAGGTTGCCGCATTGGCGGCATGTGCGCTCTCGCGCTCTTGCCTGATTTCTCAGGCTATTCCAATTCGTTGGACGATTGAGATTCCTTTTTGATCCTGCCCACGGGGCAGGTGCATCGGATTTACAATAGCCACGATCAGTGGCTATCTGGAGACATCCATCCTTCAAACAAATAGATGATGCTCTAGGCATCATGTCTCCAATCTTTTAAACCCGGTCACGCGTGTACGCGTATGTATTAAGTTCGTCGGAGGTTATAAATACTATAGGGGCCGAAGGCCCCATAATGCATCAATCTATATATGAGCCCGAAGGGCTCTATAGTATTTATATCTATAGGGGCCGAAGGCCCCATATAGTTATTGTTTATTGTTGCCCCCCTTGTATTCCCCCCACTAGCTATGTCCGGGGGCCTGTCCGCCCCTAGGCGGCATGTGGTAGACATCACAGTCCGTAGAGTTTTAAACCCGGTCATACCGGACATACCATAGAGCCATGAAAGCAACCATCGAAGCAAAAGACCTGGTCAGAGCCCTAGATAACGCCCTACTGTTCTGTCCAAAGAAGGATCCGTGGGATCACGCTCTGTACACCTTCCACAGGGATCGTGTGACCATCATCACGTCCGACTCCTATGCGACCCACAGGGAGACCTGCCCGGCGGGGGTGGACCCGCCACCGGACTACCCCGAGTCCGGCAAGGCGTCCCGTGCGGGCCTGGAAGCCATCCTCAGGCGCGCTAAGGCATCCCCCGGTGAGGTGACCCTCACCTACATCTCCGGCGTCTCTCTGACCTATAGGGATCACCTAGAGGGGGAAGACCTGGAGGCACCCGACCTCTATCAGGATGCCGACATTGGGGACTCATGGGATGACATCAACCTTTCGGCATTCCAGGAACTCCTAGACGACCGAAAAGAAGACCATCGAGAGACACACCGATTCATGGTGGATACCAACTACCTAGGGAAGCTGCGGCAACTGAGGGCAAAGCCCGGAATTGCTGCTGACGTGTGGGTGTTTGGGGATGCCCCCATTTTTGCCCGCAAGGGACCATGGTCCGAAACGGTTATTCAGCCAATCGACAGGGAACGGCACGCAACCAAGAATGGGGATGGGGTCCTGTGGGGGGAGAAGTAACAAGGCATGAATTCCCCGGCCTCACGGTAGAGGCACACTGGGATCCGGAATACCTCGGACCCACAAAGCTAGTAATAGAAGCAAAGGGTAATCAGGATAGGCACGGGGTTACCCATCGCAAGCTACGGGCGCTGTCTCTAGAGGAAATCCGGCCATTGCCGGATAGGCCCGAAGGTGACTTCTATCAGGTCTGCGAATGGCTGGAGGGGAACCTCCTGCGAGGGAGGGGTGGGGCGTATCGCTACGATGACATTTGGTGGGCGAACGTCGCACTTGCCTACACGCTCGCCAGGTGCGAGCGAGTACCGGACCCTACGGCCCTCATCTCAGACATGGTGGGGGTTGAGAGGGGAACGGCTCACGGCTGGATCGGTCGGGCTAGGAGTAAGGGCTTCCTTACCCGCCTCACGAAGGGCCACAACGGGGGCATGTCCCACGGGGAGATGACGGACAAGGCTCACGGGGTCCTCAGAGAGAAAGAGTCGCAGGTCAGGGCACCCTGACAGCGTTTGGCGCTAGGAAAATAAGCCCGTGCTCTTCTACGCCTAGCGCTGGTGGTAGCCTCTGGGAGTGATCGAAAACCCCCGCATCCTCGGCGCCGTGCGCCTGTCCGTCCTGCGAGACGAGACCACCTCCCCCGAACGCCAGCGAGACGTCATCAGCCATTGGGCCAACGGCCCAAGCGTCATGGGGCGCATCGTCGGATGGGCTGAGGACCTAGACGTCTCGGGCGGCATCCACCCCATGAAGCGCGCCAAGCTCGGACCCTGGCTCACCTCGCGCGCACATGAGTTCGACGTTATCGCCTGCCAAAAGCTCGACAGGTTCACCCGCAAAACCCGCCACTTCGCGGAAATGGTGGACTGGTGTAAGGACAATGGAAAGATCCTCGTTTTCATCTCCGAGGGAATCGACATGTCCACCCCCATGGGGCGAATGTTCGGCAACATGATCGCCGCATTCGCGGAGGGTGAACTAGACACCATTGCCGCAAGAGCACAAGCCGCAGTCATCACACGCAAAGACAAGGGGGTATGGATAGGTGGGGTTGAGCCCTTCGGATACACCCTCACCCCTCTGCCCGGAGGCGGAAAGGGGTTGTGTCGCGATAATACATACGCCCCACTGGGGCGAGAGGTGATTAATCGCCTCTTCGAAGATTGGTCCCCATATCGAGTCGCACAAGACCTAAACCGTAGAGGGGTGCTCACGTGGCGCGACCACATTAGGGCCACGCACCCCACAAACCCGAAACCCCCTAAGGGAATCAAGTGGACGGCGCAAGCCGTTATCGCCATCGTCACCAATCCCACAATTGCGGGCTATTACACCTACAAGGGCCAACTTGTGGAAGACGACGAGGGAAGCCCGATCATGATTACCCAAAAGGCGCTCGAATCTCCCTCGGACCCCGGAGACAAGGGGACCGCGATAGCCACCCCACTGGAGTGGACACGCCTAACCCAGCGGTTCACCACGGACCGGGACAAGACAAAGGCGGTTCCCTCCAAGAGTGAGCTAGCGGGCGTTGGGAGGTGCGGCGGGTGCCAAACAAGCATGACCCTTTCTCGCGACGAACGGGGTGAGCCGGGGGCGTACTCCTACTACGTTTGCGGACACGCAAAGACGGGTTCATGTGACTACAAGACCAGAATCCGGCAAGCACTCTTGGAGGAGGTTGTGAGTGACGCCATCATGAATGTAATCGGACACCTGCCCGTATACAGCAAAGCGGAACGCCCTGGGGCGAGCGCCAGGGCAGATCTTTCCGCCGCCCAGAGGAGGATGGAAACCCTTGAGGCGGACTACCTTTCCGGGCGATATGACGGCGAGGGCCAGGAGGAGTCTTATTGGAAGATGCATAAGGCGATCGCGGGGAAGATCACCCGGCTCCGCAGGGAGGTTGAGGAGTTCGACAGGGGACCACAGTTCATCCCAACGGGGCGGACCTACGCGCAAGAGTGGGCAGGGAAGGATTCCGACCAGAGGCGAATTTTCCTCAGGACCCACAACGTGAGGGCACACGCGTTCCGTGGTGCGGTTGACTGGTCAGATGAAACGATCATTGTCGAATTCGGAGACCTCGCCGAGATGGCCCGGGTGGCGGGTGTGGACCTTGGGGGGGTTGACACCTATCGCTACGACTACCAGGCCCCCGTGGGCGCCTCCGGGGCGCCCCTGGCTGCGGCCGAGGTGGCAGCCATCGTCAAGGCGCGGCGAGCCATGGAGGCGCATCCGGCGAACGCCGAGGAGAAGGAGATCGTCAAGGCGCGGCGAGCCATGGAACTAGAGCGGGCCAGGGGTCGGCGCCTAGCTGGGGCGGCAGCCAACTAGCCCCAAAGGCCCCCCCGAGGGGGGGCCTTTGCTGTCTGCAACATGCCACCTGCGGTGCAACGGACACCCCTCTACGGAGAGTGACCAGACGTAGAGCTGACTCTCGGTCCAGTAGCGGGGGCGCTACTGAGTGAATTCGAACACTTGCCCTAATGAATCCCAAACGGCAATGCCGCTAGACTCCCGACCAGTAGGGAAGGTTTACAGCCCAATAGATACGATTTGGGTCGTTTGGTGTGGCACGCGCCACACTTGAGGCATTGAGTTGCAGGGTATTACCGGCATAGGAAATCCTGACGTTCCATCCCGGCACTGAGAGGGGTCAACCATGGGCGCATGCGAGGTGTGGCATGGATGATCATTTCTTTGCCAGGTATCAGAGGTACGCCAAACAGGGGCTCAAGGACGCGGAGATAGCCGTCCAGTTCGGCATATCGCTAAGCACCCTGAAGCGGCGCAAGCGCGCCGTACGGCTGACCGAGGAGCTTGCCGACCACAGTTGGGCCATCCCGTGGGGCATCCGGCCTGAGGACAGGCAGAGCACTGAGCGTCGGTACCTGAGAGAGCTGTCTCTCGTCGCACAGGGGCGACCCCCCTATCAGATGGCAGTCCTTCACACCGCTCTACGGTGGGCGCGCAAGGTCGTCGAGGCCGGACAAGACATCACCTATGAGGACGGATGGGTGTATGTCGCGGCTGACCCCGCGCATTGGCACCTAAGGGACGTCTACACCCACGCGGTGCAAGCCGCGAAGCGGGCACGTTATACCAGGTGATTGTGGTTTTCGAACATGTGTCCTACGTCTCACCCAAACCGGTTGTGACCGGGTTTAAAGCCCCGTATCGTTTTGTCCTGTAGCAAACGGGACATTTGGGCCGGGGCGGGGGTACTGTGGCACACGCAACGACGGCAGCAAGGCGGGCGGAGAGGGACACGAGAAGGGCGAGGGCACACGCCCTCTTGGAGGCATGCAGGACCCCCACGGAGATAGCGCGAGAGCTGGGGGTGAGTGTGCGTACCACGTACCGGGATCTGTCCACCTCCCCCTAAAGCACACAGGGGGGCGATAGGTGGGCAATGACGAGGCGATTGCCGATGTCCTGATTGATGGGGACGGGCAATTGGTCTACGCCACGGAGGCCACGGAGGTCTACGTGATCACCGGCGATGCCGGGAGGATTGTGGAGATCACGTATAAGACCTTTTGGGCCTACGTATCGAAGAATGCCGCCATACGCAAGATCATCGGATCCGCACGATACAAGGGGCACCAAATCAATCCCGAGACCGGAGACCTGGCCGTGTGGTACTGGGAAGGAACAAATGGAGGAATCAAGGAATAGGATTCTCAAGAATCCCATTGTTGGGAATGGCATTCATCGACACAGATCGGTGAGCCAACTTAATACATACACCGCATGTGGCCAACGCTACCTACTGAGCCGCGTCCTTGGCCTCCCGAGGTCACCGGCAGCCTGGTCGATCCAGGGTAATGCCGTACACGCAGCCATAGAGCTGTGGGAGAAATCGGACCGACAGGCCACAATGAAAGACCTCCTCAACACCTATGAGGAGACGTGGGACCGCCTGATCGGCGAAGCCCAACGACGTGAACCCAATCCGGCTGCCTGGTTGACGGGCGGCCGGAAGCGAACCGACAAGGATATTGCCGACCGGCATTCTTTGGGCCGGGATCAGATTGCCGCCTATTTGGCGTTTGCCAGGAATGACATTCTTCGGGTATGGACATTGCCGGATACCGGCAAGCCCGCGTCGGAAGTAGAATTCCGGGAGGACTTCGGCGGCATTGAAGTCATCGGATTCATTGACCTCATCATGCAGGACCCCCGCACGGGGGAATTGTTGGTGAGGGATCTTAAGACTGGCACAAAGAAACCGGTAGGCCATGCACAGCTTGCCGTCTACAAATGGGCCATTCGCAAGAAATACCATTTTGACGTCCAATGGGGAGACTATTGGATGGCAAAATATGGGACCACAGAGCCAAAGATTTATTTGGGTGACATCCCGCTTCGGCGGGTAGAGTCATGGTTTCAGATGATGGATTTCGCAGAACGCAACAAGGTCTATCTTCCCAATGTTGGGGATGGCTGCCGTAGCATCTGCGATGTATCAAGACATTGCCCCGACATCGGAGGAACACCACCAGAAGGAGTTTATCACCTTGGCACTTAACCTTGAATTCCGTATTCCCACCGTTCCCTATGGCTTTGTTGGGGTCAGCTTTGAGGCGGAATCTCCGGGCGACCTTAAGCGGGCCGTTCTGGATTGTGATTCCGACCTCTGGACGGCCGTGGGTGATGCCTACGCCCGTGCTGCTGGAATGGCTGTCATTGGCAAGGATCTCGGCGGACAGGTCGTAGGGGAGCACATTGACCCCTCATGGCCTCAGGAGGCACAGGAGGCCCCCGCATGGGGAGGCTATGACCAGCCCCCGGCGCCTCCGGCTTGGGCTCCCCAGGCACCCCAGAGCCCCCCAGGAGTGGTGGCCCCCTCTTGCGCTCACGGTCCCGCAAAGTTGGTCCCTGCGGGTGTGAGCAAGAGCACCGGAAAGCCCTATAACCCCTTTTGGGCGTGCCAGGCTCCCCGAGGTCAGGCCAAGTGTCAGATGCCGAGGTATCAGGGGTAACCCCCTTTTTTTAACCTCATGTGACCGGGTTTAAAAGAATAGGGGTTTCAGAGAATGTGGGTGCTTCAAAGGGCTAGGGAGTTCGACCAGAACGCCGGAATGCCATTGCCCACCGTCTTTGAGCGCCTGAGTGCCCTAGGGGCTGATTTCCGGAGCAATCAGGTCGCATTGATTGCGGCAGCTCCAGGAATCGGAAAATCAATCCTCGCCCTCACCTATGCGGTGTGGGCGGGGGTTCCCGCTATCTACTTTTCCGCAGACTCGGACGCAACAACACAATACGCCAGAGCGGCGGCAATGATTACCGGAGACCAGCTCTCGGCGGTCAATGAAGCCCTCAAGCGAAAGAATGTCGCTAAATACGACATTGCCTTGAATAGGGCAAGGCATATCCGCTTTGTTCTAGATAGTGCTCCGAGTCTCGATGATGTGAATAGGCATGTCATGGCGTACGGGTGGGCATACGGTCAATGGCCTAAACTCATCATCATTGACAATGTCAGTAACATTTTCAGCGAATCAGAAGGGTTTCAGGGGCTTGAAGAGGTCATGGACTGGCTACACCAGCTTTCCCGGAAAACTGGGGCTGGAATCATCGGGTTGCATCACGTCACCGGAGAATACGAATCGGGGGACACGATTGTTCCCCTGTCGGGCCTCCGGGGGAAGATTTCGAAGCTCCCCACGCTGATTCTCACCTTGAATAGAGTGTATGGCGACAATCAGGCGCTCAATGTGGCTGTCGTCAAGAATCGCGCCGGAATTGCGGCGGCGAACGGGTCTTTTGGTGTGCAGCTACGCACAGACCTGTCTCGCATGTGGATCGAGACGCGCACAGCCCAAAGTGTGGCCTAGGTCACACATAAACGGCTTGTAGGGCCACGTGACCGGGTTTAAAGTTATTACCAGCACCGAAACTTGAGAATTCAATAGAGGACATAAAATGACGCCCCGGCAGTCAAAAGCATTGGGGTACACCTATGAGGTAGCCGTCAGAGAATTCCTGAAACCCTCATTTCCGAGGGTCAAAAGGAATGGAACCCAATACGGGGCAAACGACCGTGGGGACCTCGCCGGAGTGCCTGGGTGGACCATCCAATGTAAAAACACGAAAGACTACGCCTGGCCAAAGTGGTTCGAAGCCACCACATTGCAGGCGAAGAACAACAAAACTCGTTGGTGGGTGATTGTCAAAAAGACAAGAGGGAAACACGCGAGAGAATCCCTCTTTGCTATGACCCTTGAAAAGGGGTTGGAGCTGATCACCCACCTTCGGGACCTTGAGGCAGAAAACAAGAGGCTGAAAGCCCGAATCAGGGAGCTTGAAAGTGCTTAGCAGTGAAACCGTGTTTTTTATTGTCACGGTGCTGATTACGAACTTCCTTACCTATCTGGACATTGCCCACGTGCGGGTACGACTTGGAAGGCTGGAAAAAGACCTTGGAGTTTGAGAAGTTCAAGCCGATTCCCCGGCTCTCAAAGCGCTGGTGCTTCATTACCGAAAAGATTGACGGCACCAATGGCTGTGTCGTCATCAAGGAGATTACGGCAGAGGAATTCGAATCCCCGGCCATGTTTCCGAACGCGCTTTGCTGTGTAACGGTCGATGACCGTTATTACGCTGTGGCGGCTCAAAGCCGGAATCGCTTCGTGACGCCCGAAGATGACAATTACGGGTTTGCCCGATGGGTGGACTCTAGCGCCCTTGGGCTGGCAAATATCCTTGGCCCTGGACACCATTATGGGGAGTGGTGGGGTTCCGGCATTCAGCGGAACTACGGCCTTACCCGTGGGCAAAGGTATTTCTCTCTCTTCAACACCCGTCGATGGACCGACACTCGCGAAGCGGCTGGTTTCGACCCTATTCCCGGTCTCGACGTTGTCCCCCTCCTCTATGAGGGGGCATGGAGCGAAGAGGCCATTGACGAGGCGATGAACGACCTTGCGGACACCGGAAGCTACGCACAGCCGTTCTATTCAAACCCTGAGGGCATTGTCGTTTTCGACACCCTGACGGGCCAGTTCTACAAGAAGACCTTTGACGACACTCACAAGGGAGCACCAAAGTGAGAATTCCTGCCGACATTCTGAATGACGTTTACGCCATCATTCTGGACAAGAATTTTCCCAGCGAACTGAATCCGCTGCCAGTAAAGGCGGGAAGCCTGCGATATACGGATGAATACGAAACCGTCTACATTGCCGAGGACGGCGAGGGTATCGGGGTGACCATTGAATCATGGATGATCATGGGAGCCATTTTCACCGTGTCGGACGGCAATGAACCGAATACCGATTAAACCTATTCTCGAAGCCATCAAGGAATTTAATGGATACCTCCCGGACGCCGGAGAGCGTTGGATGAAAGCGCAATGCGTATTCCATGACGACAGGAACGCATCGGCCTCAATGAGTGAGACCGGCTTCAATTGCCACGCCTGCGGCGTCCGAGGGGACGCCATTTCCCTAATTATCCTTCGGGAAGGGGGTGACTATGCCAGTGCCCTCACAAGAGCGGCGAGCATTCTTGGAGCGAGCGAGGAAGAGCTATCAGGAACAAATGAATACGGCTCCCGCCGTCGTGGAATACTTGACGAAAACACGGGGCCTGTCAGAGGCCAGCGTCGCCTACTTTCGTCTAGGCGCCGTCGTAGACCCGTTGCCGAGTCATGAGGCATATCGGGGAATGATTGCCATTCCCTACACAGCACCGAACGGGGACACACTGTCAATCCGCTTTCGCCGGATTGAGGGTGATGGGGCTAAGTACTTGACAATGCCGGGCGACAAGCCGCGGCCCTTTAATACATCATCCATCGAACGTCACACGGATTTCATCTGTATGACCGAAGGTGAATTTGATTCCATGATTGCTCACCAGATTGGCCTACCGGCCATCGGTATTCCTGGCGTGCAGACATGGAAAGATGATTGGGGGCTGATATTCGCCCCATATAGGACGGTATACGGCCTGTGTGATGGCGATGAAGCCGGAAGGGACTTCGGGAAGAGGATTGCGGAAAAGCTCCCCAATTTTCGAATGATTGACATGGGGCGGCACATCACGCCAGACGGTGAAGATATCAGCGTTGACGTGAATACGGCATACCTACTCCACGGCACTGAATGGCTTCTCAAGAAAGTGAGCATTTGATGGGCGATGTCGCAGACCTTGTTTCGGCTGCCGCCGACGACTCCCCGGAAGAGATTTCCGATTACAGGCGGGGATACGAGGACGGCCTTCGCGGTAGGGCCATGAGAAGCAATGCCCCGTCATACATTGATGGCTGGTCGGACGGCCTTGAGGACTACGAGATTGAAAATCAGTATTGCAGTGACAATGACTGTGCGGACTGGAGCTGGTAGCGATCGACGAGGTTAATCAGCCCACTCACTACACTTCCCATCCCTCCGGGATTGAATGCATTGAGATCACCGAATGGTTCAATTTCAATCTAGGGAATGCTCTCAAGTATCTGTGGCGAGCAGGGCTCAAGACAAAGGACCCTCGGAGGGACCTCCAAAAGGCCATTTGGTATCTACAAAGGGAGTTGATCCGCCTTGACCGCGACAGCGTTTGATGACTTCGAATATGAGTTTGAGATGCCCCTCAGTGTGGTGTCCGGCATCTATGCGGGCATGGGGTGGGTAATGGATGTGCCCAACGAAGGGCTAAGGTCCCCCGACGAGGAAACCATCCAATCATTCCTTGAGGGAATGGTTGAATCCCTTGCAAGCTCTGAGGAGTTCAATTACACGACCCTCATTCGCATGATGGTCATTCGCGACAGCGAATTCCCTGACGGCTTTGACTTCTATTTCAAGATCGGTCACTGCCGTCCCAAGATTCCTGCGGCGGTGCGATGAGACGAGTCCTATTCTTCCCTGACGCCCAAATCCCCTACCACAATCCCTTGATGCTCCGAAGCCTGATCCGCTTCATTCATGATTGGCAGCCTGATGAAGTTTGTATCATCGGTGATTTCATGGATTATCCGCAGCCTTCGCAGTGGACAAAGGGCACCCGAGGAGAGTTCGAGGGAAGCGTATTCAAGGACTCCGAATTGGGTCGAAGAGCTTTGGGGGCCATCCGTACGGGCTTCTCTGGAGACCTCACCTTTATTGAGGGAAACCACGATCTCAGGCCAAGAGCATACTTGGGAAAATGGGCGCCCGCACTTGCCGAAAGCAAAGCCTTCCACGTATGTAACCTTCTCGATTTCGACGGCTTCGGCGTCACCCAAACCAATGGAATCTACGATTGGGCGCCCCAGTGGAGCGCTACACATGGCCATTCGGGATTCACGCTCTCTCAAATTGGAGGCCGAACGGCAGCTCTCGGAGCGCTTAAGATTGGGCGTTCCCTTGTCATGGGGCACACCCATCGCCTTGGAATCATTTCTGACACCCGAGGATACGACGGTAAGGCAACGACCTACACGGGTGTAGAAGTGGGTCACATCATGGATGTCAGGCCCGGCAAGAGTCCTGCCTATCTCAAGACGGGAATGGGTAACTGGCAATCCGGCTTCGCTGTGGCGTATGTGGATGGCCGGTCGGTTACCCCCGTCATTGTCCCGATGAAGAATGACGGCGCTTTCATCTTTGAAGGGAGATTGCACACCGCAAGGGAGGACATCTTTGTTTGACGATTACCAGGCGAAGCGCCTCTATGAGATCGCCAACGATGCAGCCTCCACGGCTGCACGTGAGTACGTCGGCATTGATGCCGATGATATTGCCGGACACATGATGGAAAAGGCCCTCAGGAGTGAGGGCAGGTATACGGAACACTTCGACAATGACCGATGGCTCTGGTCGGTCATGTATGCCGAAGGAATCTCCTACTGCAATAAGCAGGTGCGGGATTTCATGCACTACTCGGATGAGTACTACTACACCCATGCGGAAGTGCGTGAATTGCTGGAACTCGCCTACTCGGCTGAGGTTGAGATTGAAGAAGTCTTGCACATCAATACCGTCACCATTTCAATGTTTGACCTCTTTGCGGCTTTCAGTCGCCTTGGATTCCGAGACAGGGACCTTATCTCCCGAAAGCTTGGATTTCAAGAAAAGCTGTCCGAAACGGAGGGTAGGGCTTTCCGTAGGGCCATCGAACACCTGTCGGCCATCCTCAATAAGCACGTGACGGATAATTCCAAGCTTCGCGTTCATCACGAAAGTGTTGGGAGCCGAAAAGTGCTCACCAATGCTCAAAGTATCAACAAAACGAGAAATCAGGAGAACGGGTAATGGCTCCACGCCGGAATTTCAAGGTCGAAGACCTCGCGGGCTGTGTAGGGTGCCTAGTTCTGTGCATTTGGACCACTATTTTGATTGGAATGGTCGTTGGAATCACATACGTCATCACCCATTGGTGAACCGCCCCTCTGGTGTAACTATCACAGCTATTTCATGGCCACCGAGACGCATTACGCGTGGGATGGCGAGAAATGGCAGTGCAAAGACGACCCTGACTGGCAATCTAAGCCAGTTTCGGAGCCCGAAGTGACCCCCAAGCCTGCCCATAGTCGTCTCTCGACCCCCGCAAGGGGTCGCAAGCCAAAGGAGAGCAAGTAATGGATGCGGAACTCAAGGAGGTGACCGTGGAATTCAACACGGACACGGGCTATGTAGAGGTCTACATCCCGAAAACCCCTCTCCACCGCATTCCGGCGCCATTGTGGACGGACTACAACAACGCCTGGCGTAGCGTCCAGGATCTTTCAGACGCCATTGAGGCGCACCTCAAGGACACGGGACAGGCCATGCTCGTCAACGACCCCGACGAATGGGCCACTCCTTGGCCTCTCTACTAAGGCTCTCAGATCGTTTCTAACGGGGTCACCCTCACGGGTGGCCCCTTCCCCCACAGATCTATAGAAAGTGGCTGAGAATTGACTACAGAGGCGACCATGCGTGTTGAGCCGGTTGGCATGACCCAAATCAACTGGAATCGCGTCTTTAAGGTGGACGACGAGCCTTGGGCTAAATTCATGATCGACAGTGACGACGATCTCAAGGACACTGACGTCCTGGCCGAAGCTGCCGGACGGAATTGCTATCAGTCCTGGAGTAAGCCCAATCCGGCCACGGCCACCAATCAGAAATATCTCTCTCGCACTGTAGGCGAGGAGAAGCACGAAAGCATCCTGGAACACAGCTCTGTGACTTTCTATGTCGATGGGGTGTCTCGCTCTCTTCTCGCCGAGCTTTCCCGGCATCGATTCCTTTCCTTCTCTGTGATGTCGCAACGATATGTGGACGAGAGTGAAGGGCGATACGTCGTTCCTCCGCTCGTCGAGGAGGACCAGGGGGTCAAGACGTCGCTCTCCATGGTGCATGCAGAGCTTACGAAGCTCTATAAGATCATCGTCTTCGGTCTACAGCTTCAGGGCATTCCCCGAAAGCGGGCGCGCGAAGCAGCTCGGGCCGTCTTGCCTCAAATGCAGGAAACGAAGATGTTCGTTACCGGCAATATCAGGGCGTGGCGAGACGTCATCAAGAAGAGGCACCACGTTGCGGCGGATGCCGAAATCCAGCAATTCGCCAATCAAATCCTTGGCCAGCTAAGGAATTTGGCCCCCAATGCCGTTCAAGACATTCCCGATACCCCCTTTTCTTAATACATACAGGGAGAGCCCGTGACGACCACACTCAAGATTCCCATTGAGTCGGTTAAGGACATGTCATACAAGATGGAGCCGATTGGCTACGTCCTGACTATCGAACTGGCCGGGGATTACTCTTTCACGGTCCCCAGCGATCGTATCGCTATAGAGGAAGTCGAGAAGGACTACATCAGCAAGGAATCCCTTGCCGGATACCTTGAGGCTAGAGCGGGAAAGCTTCGAATCTCCGCAGGAAACCATGGCGCGAAAGCGCGCTACAAGGCGGCTGGGGATGATACGGCAAATGCCGTACACCTGGAAAACCTTGCCACCGCCATTCGGGCCTACAGGAGGCTTCCCCTTGCTCTCTAGGGTTGAGTGGGGCGCCTGCAACGCGGGGGGCCTGGTGCTGCACGTCGAACCGGATCACCCCTACGCAGAGGTGAACATTCGCGCCCTGGCGGAGAAGTACGGCCTAACGGTGCTCCAAAGAACCGTCACTACGTCTGACTGGGAAATCATGTCCCCAGGCGGAGCCCAATGACCCTCTCCTATTGCCTGGCCTGCGGGAAATACTTGCCCTACGAAAAAGACTGGTTCGCCGCCTGCGGCGAATGTGGGCACGTATGGGGTAGTGCCGATGACCTGCTTTCCCACTGGCGCAAGTCCTGGGAGGGCAATAAATACCTTTCCGTAGGAGATTTTCAGGACCTCATGGCCGTTAAAGCCGAAGATATCTTCGTCTGCCCCTGCTGTGCCCATGACCTCTAGGAGGCCCACCCGTGACGAATGGGCTCTTGAAATCTGCAAAGCAGTCGCAACGCGAGCTGAATGCACTCGTAGACGAGTCGGAGCTATTGTACTCAATTCTGGTCGCATCGTCTCAGCGGGCTATAACGGAGCTGCTGCGGGCAAAAGAAGTTGCCTACAAAATGCATGCCCTAGAGCAATATCTGGCGTTGAACCGGGATCGTCTTATGACACCGGGGCAGGCAGTTGTATTGCCATCCACGCGGAGGCAAATGCACTCCTGCACGCTAATAGAGCTGATCTCGCAGGAGCTACGCTCTATTGCACAGACGAACCCTGTGGAGGCTGTAGAAGGCTTATCCAGGGCGCCGGAATCCATCGGGTAGTGTGGCCTAATGGAGAGTGGATGTCGTGAATGAGTGCATGCCGGACCACATGCCATGGCGGGATTACCATCCCGGATCGCCTTGCCTAATCGAACCGGCTACCGATAGATGGCCTGAAATGTGCCTCACATGTGGAGCCACAGAGAATCCCCCATGGTGGAATAACCCCCACACGTGGGGACCACGTATGATCGAGAAATAATGCATCAAAGCCTCCCGGTTGGGGGGCTTTTTTGCATTTCAGGGGCACAATGGCATTGTTTTGCCGGCACCGCGGAGAGTGATTGCCATTCACTCTGCGTTAGGGCCAGATTTGCGCGCAAAAAAAGGGAGC